ACGGAACGGTATCTGATGGCCACGGGATTGGTGCACCGACTGGATAAAACTCTGCAGGAGGATGAGCCGAGGTGTAAAGCTGCGCCCACGGCGACCAGTTTGCGTCGGTCGTATCCCGTCGTGAACGAATAAATGCCGGAGCATGAGCACCGCTTGTACCACTCCAGCCGATGAGTAACTCACCTTCGCCAACGGCTGTCATCCCTTTCAGGTGAATGATATTTCCATACGCTGTTGGATATCCGTTGTTATACACCTCGTATAACTCAAGACCTGCTGCCCCCTGCGTATTGTCTGTCAGCGCGGCTACCCGACCTTTTGAAGCCAGATTAACTGATGATACTGCTGTTCCACCTGACGGTAGCGCCCCGATCTCTGATGCCGTTGGCTTATTTCTGGAGTTATAGTCCCTTCGCCAGCCAGGTGAATAATCTGTTCCGTGATTAATATAGGTAAACTGGGCGTTGGTTGTTCCGCCACCGCTGGATGTGGTCGGAGTGGTAATGCGGATCGTCATCGCTGACTTTATCCCCATTACTTCAATGACAGCTCCGGCGAGATGAATATTACCGCAGCCAGTATCAGTAATGATTTTATTATTGCCATAAGACCAGGAACCCTTGCACATCCAGTATGGATGGTTAAATGCTCCCTGAGAATCCAGCCACTCGATAAACTGTGCAGTCGTCCAGTTTCCTGTTGTTGTGCTTACTGACCCACCGAAGGCACGGCAGGCACCAATATTTTTCGTAAAGGTGTCTTTGCCAGGGATATCCGCACCGTTCTGATCTTTCTGCAGACGTTTCTCAGCATTGTCATTGGCTGCTTTTACTGCCTTTGGCGTTGCCGCCAGCGTTTCAGACGTGCTGTTGGTCGCGCTGCTTAGCTGGATTATCCCTTTCTGTGCTGTCGTTGCATCCTGTGCGGTGTATTTCCCGTTAGCCAGGTCATACGCGGCCTTAACGGCTTTTGGTGTTGCCGCCAGTGACTCGGAAGTGCTGTTAGTCGCACTACTGAGCTGTACTATCCCCTTTTTCGTCGTGCTCGCATCCTCAAGCGCCACGGCGGATGCAATATCCTCTGCCCGTTTTGCCGCTGTCTCAGCGCGCGTTGCTGCAGATTCCGCCGTACTTTTGCTCTGAGCTGCTGCCGTCGCACTACCAGCAGCCTCTGTCGCCTTCGTGGATGCCGTCGTGGCGCTGCCCTTCGCTGCTGACGCCTGTCTGGTCGCCTCATCTTTTGAAGCAGACGCCGATGATGCCGATGACGCCGCCGAACTGGCGGACGATGCGGCAGCCGTTTTTGAGGATTCTGCACGGGTTTCCGACGCTTTCGCGTTCGTTTCGGATGTCTTCGCTGCGGAAGCTGACCTCGCTGCTGCCGTGGCCTGCTCAGTGGCTTCGCCAGCCTTCGTTGTGGCTGTTGAAGCAGACGATGCGGCACTTTCTGCCGATTTTCCGGCGGCGGTGGCACTGGCTGAGGCCTGCCCGGCACTTGTTGACGCGGCACTGGCAGACGACGCAGCCGCTGTTTTTGAGCCTGCCGCAGCTGAGGCACTCTGTCCCGCTGCCGTTTCAGAAGACCTGGCGTTCGTCTCGGACGTTTTGGCCGCCTTCGCAGAATTTGCAGCCGCCGTCGCCGAGGAAGCTGCGCTACTGGCGCTTGATGATGCGTTCGTTTCTGATGATTTCGCTGCCTCTTTTGAGGCCGCCGCATCCCGGGCTGAGGTGGCTGCTTCTGACGCCTTCGTGGTCGCGGCGGATGCAGAAGTGGCTGCTGATTGTTGTGACGCTGCCGCATTCGTTTCTNTGCAGGGGATATTGATTTATGGTTGACTTGGCCACTCGATATCTGGAGATAGTGATGTATCAACACGGTTCAGCAACACCCGATACTTTTTCCAGGCTTCAAGCAACGAGGTTTCTTCCTCCGTTGCGATTTCCAGATCTGCAGCATCCTGAAGCGGCGCAATATGCTCACTGGCTACCTGCATCAGGCTGTTTTTTGTTTCTTCCGCCTCCCGGATCCGGAATAGTTTTTCTGCTTCTGCATCTTTCACCCAAGCTGTACCGTTCCACTTCTGATATTCCCCTTCCGGCGACAACCAAGTAACATTTTCCGGTAACGGACCGAGTTCAGAAATAAATAACGCGTCCCCTGATGCCACGTCATAAACCGTTTTACCCCGATGATCTTCAACGAGATGCCACGATGCATCATCACCGTTGAAAACAGCCACGAAGCCTGCCGGAATATCTGGCGGTGCAATATCGGTACTGTTTGCAGGTAGACCTGTATGAGGTGGAATGTATGCATCACCTTCACCAATAAATTCATTAGTTCCGGCCAGCAGATTATAAATTTTTATGGTCCGTGGTTGTTCAGTCATTCTAAAATCCATGTTCACCTCTACTTAATATCAGAGACAGAATATTGTTTATTGAGCGTATGGGTGGGAGCACCAATAACGATGCTACTTCCGTGGCTATGTGCGCCAGAGGTGAGATTGCCTACGGGATTTTCTGGATTAAACCGGTGTGTATGCGAATCAGGGCGAGAGCGATTATTAGTCAGCACGTCATCAGCCTGATGCACATGGCTAATACAGAACTGCCCGGAACGTGAGCAATACGTCCGATAATCGCCGCATCCAATATATTTAGTATCCGCATAACGGCAAACAGAATTACCCGGACAGTATGCATATGTGCCAAATACTGCCGACTGGCGGGAGTGTGCGTATTCCCAGTTAATTGATTCTGTTTTCTTATTAAAGTTATCCCATGCCTGCTTCATTTGCCGGGCAACGCTTTCAAACGGAACCTGACCACATCCGGCCCCCATTGCAGGGAATACCACCGTCTTTATTTTCCTGTCTGTCGTTGCGTTTTTATTGTGCTGAAAGATGGCAAGCAGAGCGGCCCAGGTTGCATTATATACAGCGTCTGTTCCGTCAATTGTCAGCGGAACACGCATTGTTGGCGCATGTACCAGCCAGGGGTGATGATTATGCCCCGTTTCAATTACAAATGCAGAACCTACAGGCTGTTCGCCTAGATATTCACGAAGAATATGATTCTGAACGCGGGACTGTAACTGAGTACCGAAGAATGCGGTAATGGCGGCATCAACGCCGCCATCCATCAGGCCGAAACTATTTGCCGCACTTACCATGCAGTCAAATTCTCTGATTGTTTCAAATGGCTTTCCGACAATATTCACATTATCTGCGGTTGCAAATACCCGCTTAAATGCTTCAGCCATTTCTGTTACTGGTGCAGAAAGAATGAGCGTAATCATGCAAGCCTCACAATATAGTTAAATGCGATGTTTTTGACGGTGTTTTCCGCGTTACCAGCAGCGTTAACGGTGATGGTATGTCCATGTGAACCAATCGCAACGGAGTGCGTGTGTGCACCAATACCGACAGTATGTGCGTGTGCACCTGCAGATGCTGCTGTGCCGGACAGTGAGTGGCTATGATTACCATCTGTACTGGTATTAGCTAACCACCCCGTAGACATACCTACTGAGCCTTGTACACCCCAGGTATTTTGACCTGAGCTTGTATAACCATATTGATAAGTATCTTTAAAAACACTGGGGTTAAATCGACGGCCATCTCTATGGCTGTGATTACCAGCTGCATTCGTGCTGCCACTTAAACTATGGGTATGCGCACCAGTGTTATTCGTGGATTTAGTGCCGTAATCAAACGACGATGTGGTTTTCGTCCCCAAATCCGTACTGGATGCGCTGGCGCTGTGGGTATGCGATTTAATGCCATCCTGTTCCTGAGACAATACGGCACGACCACTGGCGGGCTTGCCCTTAATCGTCCAGCCACGCAAATCAGGGATCACGCCTGACGGATAAGCGGCAGCAAGTTTCGGGTAGGCAGATTTGTCAAAAGTCTGCCCCTGCATCAGGGCATAACCAGACGGAACGGTATCTGATGGCCACGGGATTGGTGCGCCGACTGGGTAGCTTTCTGGTGGAAGATTTTTCGAGGTATAAACTTCTGCCCAGTCTTCCTCAAAACCATAGCCATCTCTTGAAGAACGGTAGAACAGACCACCATTTCTGTAATGCGCCTTCATCTGCAGGGTCCGGCAACTTCCGACTCCGGTATAGAAGTTAACCAGAATATAGCTGTCGCCAGAGCGGGTGACATTGTAAGCGCCTGATTCGGCATTCCAGGGAACGCCACCATCCGCATCGGCATATGTATCCGTTGCCCTTCTGGCAAAAGCAGCCACATGCGCGGCGGTTAAAGTAATATCTTTGGAACCATCAAACTCAACACCAGAAACCCGTCTTGGCGTTTGCAGCTTTGTTGCTGTTAATGCATTACCGTTCAGACTTGCGGACAGTTTGGTTCCAATAACCAGTTCGCCGGTTGCGTTATCAATAGCAAACGGTCTTAATGTATTCCAGCCACCATAAACATCACCTTGATTGGTAAGCAGCAGGTAAGTTTTAGCGCCATCATTACGCCATAATGCCCCATACTCCCCACCTATCATTCGAATCTGATTACCACCACGCGCTACAATTTCGTCTGTGGCAAAAAGTTTTTTGCACGACAAGTTATCGTTAACGATTAACGAATGAGACTCATAAAAACCACGCCCACTCTTAAAATCAAGGATAACGTCCGCCGCGATACATTCAGTCGCCGGATTTGTTGCCCCAAACTTATAGGTCGTATCATTAACAACGAGATCAGCACCAGGTGCGGATATTGACAGGCCATCTTCGATAAACGCAAAAACAGGGAAAGCAGCGCCATCAACATAGAACACAGAGCGCAAATCATCGCCCTTATTACTCATCATTATTGAGTGGATGGCTCGTTCATTGTTTTGATATTGCCAGAACATTCCATAAGCATAACGCCCCCTGTCAGTCCAGCCACCAGGCATAACAAATCCGTTAAACTCGCAGTTATTCATCGGATCGCCTGCGGTTCGCGTTGCCGTGGTGATAATGACCCTTGATGCCAGTTCGCTTACTGAGCCAGCAGAACGCATAACAACAACAGGGTAATATTTTCCAGATATTGCACCTGCAGGAGCGTTAACCCGCACATAACGCATACCACGCTTATCAGCAAAGTCTGTTTTACTGACCGCGTTAATGTTGTTCAGGAAGCGTCCCTTATCGGGTATATCAGCGCCGTTCTGGTCTTTCTGCAGACGTTTCTCTGCATTGTCATAGGCTGATTTTACTGCCTTTGGCGTTGCCGCCAGCGTTTCAGACGTACTGTTGGTCGCACTGCTGAGCTGTACTATCCCCTTTTTCGTCGTACTTGCATCCTCAAGCGCCACGGCGGATGCAATATCCTCTGCCCGTTTTGCCGCTGTCTCGGCGCGCGTTGCCGCGGATTCCGCCGTACTTTTGCTCTGTGCTGCCGCCGTCGCACTGCCAGCTGCCTCTGTCGCCTTCGTGGATGCTGTCGTGGCGCTGCCCTTCGCTGCGGACGCTTGTCTGGTCGCCTCATCTTTTGAAGCAGACGCCGATGATGCCGATGACGCCGCCGAACTGGCGGACGATGCGGCAGCCGTTTTTGAGGATTCTGCGCTGGTTTCCGACGCTTTCGCGTTCGTCTCGGATGTCTTCGCTGCGGAAGCAGACCTCGCTGCTGCGCTGGCCTGTTCAGTGGCTTCGCCAGCCTTCGTTGTGGCTGTTGAAGCAGACGATGCGGCACTTTCTGCCGATTTTCCGGCGGCGGTGGCACTGGCTGAGGCCTGCCCGGCACTTGTTGACGCGGCACTGGCAGACGACGCAGCCGCTGTTTTTGAGCCTGCCGCAGCCGAGGCGCTCTGTTCCGCTGCCGTTTCAGAAGACCTGGCGTTTGTCTCAGACGTCTTTGCCGCCTTCGCGGAATTGCCTGCCGCCGTTGCCGAGGAAGCGGCACTACTGGCGCTTGATGATGCGTTCGTTTCTGATGATTTTGCCGCCTCTTTTGAAGCCGACGCATCCCGGGCTGAGGTGGCAGCTTCTGACGCTTTCGTGGTCGCGGTGGATGCAGAAGTGGCTGCTGATTGTTGTGACGCTGCCGCATTCGTTTCTAACGTTTTCGCCGCACCGGCACTGGTAGCCGCCGCGCTTTTTGAGGACTCTGCAGCGGCAGCACTTTTTGAGGCTTCAGTGGCCTTTGTTGATGCCGTTCCTGCGCTGGAAGACGCTGACTGAGCCGACGAAGCGGCCTGTCCGGCTGACGTGCTGGCTGCACGTGCTGAATCTGCAGCATCAGTCGCATGGGTTGCCGCCTCACG